GGCCCGGTGGTTGGGATCGGTGGCTCTATTGGGCTACGGCGACGGCTACGGCGACGGCTACGGCGACGGATACGGCGACGGCAACGGCTACGGCGACGGCTCCGGCTACGGCGACGGCTACGGCTACGGCTTCGGCAACGGCTACGGCGACGGCAACGGCTCCGGCGACGGATACGGCGACGGATACGGCTACGGCTACGGCGACGGCGACGGAGGCTCAACATGAACGATCAAGAAGAAGGCTGGGTCTCCGTGACGCTCAGGCTGCGGCCCTCGCAGGCTGCAGCCCTGGACGCCATCGTGGACCAGAAGAAGCAGGACGGGCGCGCGTCGCGTCAGAGCGTGCTCGAGACGTGGGTGGAGCAGGGCATCCGGAGGCACAAGCGATGACCTCACACCCCCACATCAAGCTCGCCTGGCGTCACATCATCCAGGCGCAGATCGATCACATCATCGACCCACGGGTCAACATCGTGGCTCGCTCCCTGGCCTACCAAGAGGCGGACCAAAAGCAGGAGAACGCACGTGGCAAGTAATCACCACTGGGCCTTCGTGGGCACCCATCGCCAGCGCTGTACCGAGTGCAAGACCATCCGCAGCGAGGATGGCGACGGCTCGGAAGCGTGGTCCTACTGCGCTCCGGGCGAGCCGCCCGCCACGCGCGATCCGGGATGCTACCAGAGACTTCCGGATGCCCCTGGCGCAGCGTTCGTGGATGGTGAGCGATGAAGCGCGAGGCGCCCGAAGAGGCGAACGAGCGCGGGTACGTCTCGGGCCACCGTGCCGCGACGATGTACATGATCCGTCACCTACTCCGAGAGATTCTACCGGAGCCGCATGCGAGCCCGGAAGTCACTCTTGCGCGCCTGGTGACCGAGCGAGAGCAAACCGTCTTGACCCTCCGGTCAATCTGCGAGGAGTTCGGCGACAACGATTGGCCCGAGAACCTCCACATGCCAGACATCATCGAGAAGCACCTAGCGAGGCACCTGCGATGAGCACCTCGAGCCGCACCATCAAGCTCGCCCGCGAGCGCCTGTGCCTGGCCGCCCTGGCGTACGCGCACCACTCGAGCGGCGGCACTGCGCCCCTGGAGGCCGGGAGCTTGCTGCGCATCAGGGCCAAGGAGTACGCCCAGGCCATCACGGAGTCCGTCCACGAGCTGGAGAAGGTGACCTAGGGTGAAACTCCCCGACGCCACGCTGGCCGATCTCCCCTTTGCCGAGGACCCACCGCTCGATGCTGCTCCCATCGTCCACAAGCGCAAGCTCGTGCGCCCGTGGAAGGAAGCCCACCAGCCCGCATCGCAGCCGAAGCGACCGAGCTGGATGAACCTTCGAGCTGGGCAGCACCCGAAGCTGCCGCTGCGACCACCGGGGAAGTGATGAAACTCCTAGCCCTCGAGATCGCGCGCCTCGACATCTACCACGGGTGGCGCGATGGCCTATGCTACAGGCGATGGCCCGGGAGGCTCGTGGTGCTGCTGGAGATCGAGCCGCTCCTCTTCGGGCAGGTGGGGATGGTCTCGTGAGGTGCGAGCGGTGCGGCGCTACCTTGCCGCGCCACTACCCGCCGTGCAACCCAACCAGGCGCTCAGGATTCCCATCCAGCGCGCGATGGTCTCGGGTGGTGTCTCCGTCCGCTGCACCTCGAGCAAGAGCCACGGCACCCCCCAGGCGTGGCACCACGAGCGCCAGTGCTCCTGCGCCTCGGTGAGCTTGGTGAAGCGCTTCAACTCGATCTCCCCGTGCCATCCGCCTCGGCCGATCACGTAGATGTCCGCCTGGCCCTTGATGGCCGCACGGAACACTCTGTCTTCGACCTTGATGACGCCCGTTGACCTCTTGAAGAGACGATGGTCTCGCAGCTCGAGCGATGTGCGAGCCATCAGGGCCGAGCCGTAGTCGGCCTCTAGGGTGCGCTTCACGTGAAGCCGCACCGCTGCGAACGTGTGAACGGCTTGGGCTTCCGACGGCTGCCACCGCGCCATGGACACCCGCGACACGCGATGCAGTGCGTGTTGCGCTCGATCTTCGCTCGGGTCTGCGAGGTGGCGAACAGGCGCCCGCATCGGCACCGAACCCTGTAGACGCGAGCGATTCCGCTGGCTCCCGATCCTCTGCGGATCACTTCGACTATTTCACTCATCGCACGGTCGCTCTCTGCCGACTGGCCTCAATGCGGCACTGCTGGCACGTGCCCATGTTCTTGGACTCCTCATAGTCCACCTTGAACTTGCGTCCGCACAGTGCCGCCCACACACCCGGAAGCCTGTAGTGGTACGCGGGCATCCCGTCTCCGAAGTCCAGCCCGATGACGCGCACCACGGGACCATCGAGCTCCACGATCTTCGGAGCGTGATTCTCCTGCGGCATCAGGACTTCGGGCCAGATCGCGCAGGTTCGATCGGCCGCGCTGCTGTTGGGTTTCTTCATAGGTCACTCACGTCGAAGTACATGGGGTCATCCGGTTCTTCCGGTGCGGGATGCTCCGGTGCTGACTTACGCTCGTTCCAAAACGCCTTCTCGCGCTCGTGCTTGCTGATCCGAGCCTTCCACTCTTCATCCTTGAAGTGGTCCGCCTTCACGCTCTGGCTCCATGCCCAGCTCGGCCAGTCGCCGTACTTCTCCTTGTACTTGGCCGAGGCGTAGCCTGGCTTGAAACCGCGCTTGCGGGCGATATCCACCTGCGAGTCAAAGTAGGCGCGCTTGGGGTCCGCGCTCTTCTCCTTCTGGATCGCCTGGTCGATGCGCTCGAGCACGCCGTCGCTCTTCTTCACCTCGCGATGGGCGACCGGCGCCACGTGGCCGCACACGGGGCACGGGCTGCCCGTCACGTACGCGTAGCACGCGGGGCACGTACGGTAGCGCGTCTCCGTCTTGCGCTTCGCGGTGCCGTCCAGAGACCACTCGCGGTCCTCGTGGGGGAGACCATGGCGGTCGACGTTGCCCGCATGGTCGAGGATGACCGGCACGTCGCTCGGGTGCTCGGCGCATGGGAACCGGCAGATCGAGCAGTACGGCCGCAAGATACGTCCCGCGCACTGCATCCAGAGCGTGAGAGACTTGGTGGGACGAGCCATCACGCAGCACTTCACGGGTGGGCAATCCCATCCTTCTGTGCACACGCCCACGTTGCATAGGACGGTGATGGCTCCAGTAGCCAGGTCTAGGAGCAACTGGTCTCGCTCCACGTCGGGTGTGCTGCCATCGAGATGCGCCGCTCGCACGCCGGCTTCCTTGAACCGAGCCACCAGTTCTCGGCTGTGATCAATACCGACCGCGAAGACGACCGTTTGCCTTCCCCCTGCGTGCTTCTGCCATTCCGTGACGACATCGCCCACCACCTCCATCATCGCGCTCTCGAGCTGTCCTTCGTGATAGTCGCCCGCCACCGTGCGCACCTTCGACAGGTCGGGCGCCTTCTTCGGGGCGTACACGATGGGCGCCACAATGGCTCCGGCATCGATCAGCTCCGAGTAGCCGGCGCTGTGCACCATCGCGTCGAAGTGCTCTTTCAGCGGCTTGCCGTCGAGGCGACAGGGTGTGGCGGTGAGACCGAGAACGGTGGCCTTCGCGTAGCGACCCAGTACTTGCTCATAAGAGGCCCCAGGTACCCGGTGAGCCTCGTCGACCACAACCAGGTCGGCCCGCGGCAAGTCGCGACGTACCAGTGTCTGCACCGTCCCCACTTGAACAGGACTCGATGGGTCGGTTCGCTCATCGTCGCCTCTCATGATGCCAGGTGTAATGCCCACCCGCTGCAGGTGGACGTAAAACTGCGAGATGAGCTCCTTGCGGTGCCCGATGACGAGCACACGGTCTCCGAGCTCCACGGCCCGAGCGATCATCGCAGAGGCCATCACGCTCTTGCCGCTGCCCGTGGGAGCCGTGAGGATGATGCGCCGGTGACCGGACCTGCGCGCCTGGCGAGCGTCGTCTATCGCGCGGTGCTGATAGCTACGAAGAACGGGCGGCACGTCTCTCACACGTCCAGTTCTTGTACCGCCAGATGCGGGAGATCATCACTTGGCTCACCCCGAACCTATCGGCAACAAACTGTTGCGACGTACCGAAAACTCGCATGGCCCGTATCGCGTCCACGTCGTCAGCCGTGAGCTTGATCGGACCTCCGCGAAGGCATCGGCCTTTGCGATCCATGTCGCGCATGTTGTCCAAGTGAGACCCTAGCCACAGATGGTCAGGGTTCACGCACCTGGGAACGTCGCACGAGTGGCAAACATCCACGCCTTGCGGGATGGGCCCACGGTGAATCATCCACGAGACTCGGTGCGCGAGCCATTGGCCCATGGACCTGATGGTCCCGTATCCGCACGCGTTCACGTGCAACCGCCAGAGCCAGCACCCGGACACCGGGTCTACATCGTACTTCTTCGCGAAGGCGTCCGGGTGCATGGCTTCTCCAGCTAAAAGCGCGGTTCCAAGTCAGGGTCCACCGGAGCCGCGGCCTTGGCCTTCGCCGCGAGCATGGCGGCTTTGATGCGCTCCTTGGCGCCGCTCATCTCCGCCACGTTCATGGGCACCATACGGCTGGCGCCATTGATCCACTTCAGGCGCGGGCGGGTTCCCTTGCTGCCGTCGGCCTTGTCGTACTCTTCCTCTTCGGTCACGCCCTGAAACGGCTGCTTGGTGACGCTGGCGGGATCGTCTCCGTCGTAGCCCATGATGCCCAGGCTCTCGGAGGTGCGCGCCGCGGTCTTATCCGACAGCCACCCGATCCACTCGATGGTCTGCCCCACGTTGGGGCCATCGACGTACGAGCAGATGACCTTGACGCCGGGAGTCTCCTTCTCCGGGCTCTTGACGAACTCCAGGGGCCCTGCGGCCTTCATCGTGAACGTTCCTGATGCGATGCTCATGCAGACACCTTCTTCAGCAATGCACTCTCCACTGCGACGAGGCGAGGGACATCCCCGCTCGCCTTCTCGATGAACTCTTGGGCCTTCTTCCTGTCCTCGTCGGTCTTGGCGAGCGAGAGGATGCTCTTGACCACCGCCTCCGCCGGGCGCCTGTAGCTCGCCACAGCCGATGAGAAGTCCTCCCACCGCAGCGGCAACGCCTTGGGCAGACCCCACCGATTCTTGGCGTCGTAGCCCGTCCCCGCCTGCGTGTAGAGGAACCGCTCGCCCGTCATCACCGCGCGCCCCTCGTACATCCCCGCCTCGTAGTTGGCGAACAAGACCGCATCCGCCCACTGCGCCGTGGCCGCCCAAGGCTTGGCGTTCATGGCGGGGATGAACTTGGCGTAGCTTCCGAGCGTGGGGTCTTTCACTTCCTTGCTCTGCACGTGCGCGACCAGGATGACCGCGCGCCCCTTGTCGCTAGCCCCCTCGAGGATGAACAGCAGCTCGCGCCACTTGACCTCCAGCGCCGCGTGCCCCTGGCCCCAGTCGAAGTCCGCCAGCGTCTTCTTCTTGCCCTCCTGGCAGACGAGGGCCGCGGCCTGCACCTCGAGCTTGTCGGCGGTGTCGATGACCACCGCCTGGTGGTCTCCGGGACCCGAGCAGGCTTCGCGAATGAGCTCCAGGCTCGCCTTCCAGTTGTCCGGCGCGCGCACGCGGTCGACGCCGATCTCCTCTAGGCCACGCTCGTAGTCGAGCGCCAGCGCGCGAGGGTGAGCGCACGCGAAGGTGGACTTGCCGATGCCGTGCACGCCGTAGATGCACGCGCGGATCGCCGGCGAGGTGCGGCCTTTGATGATGTTCATATCTTCATATCCGTCCGCAGCTCTTGCCCGCAGTCCACGCAGTAGAAGACGCGACAGTTCGCGTACTCTCTATGCGTCTCGGTCTCGTGAGGACAACCGGACTGGATCATGCTCTCCAGGTTCTCCACCGCAAGCTTTAGCTCTCGCATCGCTTGGCCAATCTCCTCCCACCTACTCATCTACAGTCCCAGCTTCATCGCTGGCCTCCAATCCATGCAGGTTCGGTCCGAAGGCCGCATCGTTGTCCAGTCGCTCCATGCCCCAGCACACCTCGAAATAGCCGCACTGCCGGCCAAACGAGTGGCACGAGGCGGGGTTGCGGGGAGCGTGAACGGAGTGAGCGGCTCTCCACGAGGAGATGCCCGTAGCTCCGTAGATGAGCCGTAAGGCATCCAGCGACTGCACGTCTTGGGCAAACGCCGCGTGCTCGTGCTCAAGGCGCACCACGTACGCGCGCGCGAAATACTTGTCCGGCTCCGCGGACATCGCTGCGAGGCAGCGAGCTACGAGCTCGTCGTCGGTCTCCTCGTTGAGCTTCCCAGCGCGGAGTTTGCGGAAGGAGGGCTTGCGGATGACGTCGTAGAGCACCTTGGCTCCCGGAAACGCAGCGGCGTACATGCTGACCTGCAGGTTCGTTTGAGAGACCTGCCGCCAGTAGAGCGAGCCCGGCGAGATGTCACTGCTGGTCGTTTTGTGTTCGCAGATCGTCAGCCCGTCGAATATGTCTCCCACGCGACGCTCCCAGCCGAGGACGTCCACGTTCCCGGCGCACTCGACGCCACCCACGTTGGTAAGGAACGGCTCCTCCACCAGGCAGTCGAGCAGGTGCGGCCTCTCCCACCTCGCCGCGTACCCAAGGCAGCAAGCGCGCGCGATGGGGTCGTACGGAAGGATGTTGTGCCCCTGAGCCGCCATAAACTCTGGCGACATGGACCACCACGCGTTGAGCCACCGATGCACGCTCGTCCCGCGCGTCAGCGCCTCAGGACGCACGAGAGGCACGCGGCGGTCGATGTAGGCGTGCAACCATTCTCGAGGGCAACGCTGCAGGCAGGTAGCTTCGCTCGCATGCAAAGGAGGCATGGGGCGTCTGGGGCCACCGCCGGGCCCAGGGGCCGGAGGGGAGGGGGGCATCGAGGGGACCTTTCTCAGTCAGACAGGAAAACAGGGCCTCAGCTCGCCGGAATCGTGGGGGACGATGGCACCCGACGAGCTGAGGCGAAAAGACGGTACAACGGTCCCAGGATGGGTGCAACCTTTTTGTTGCTACTTGTTGCGAATTGTCCCAACCCATGAGACAGTAGCTAACTCATCATGGGCAGACCTAGAAAAAAGCTCTTCTTGACCACAGTGGTGGACAGGGACCTGTACGAGAAGGCCAAGCGGGTGGCCAAGTTCGAGGACCGCACTGTGGCCGCGATGCTCAGGCGGATGATCGCCGAGCTGCCGGAGCCCGAGCTCAAGGCGTCTTAGCGGTGGCCATCCCCACCCCGTCGGAGGGGACACCCTCGCCGGTCACGCTCGTCAAGCAGAGGCCCGAGCGCCCTACGGGCCTGAACATCGTCGGAGCCGACGATCTCTTCGCACCACTGCCTCCGGTCGAGTGGATGTGCCGGTCTCTGCTGCTGGCCCCTGGCGCTCCCACGATGTTCGCCGGCTACGGCTACAGCGGCAAGAGCATCGCGCTGCAGTCGCTGGCGATGTCAGTCGCTGGAGGCATCGTGCTCTGGGGAACGTTTGGGGTCCGGCGAGGTCGAGTCCTGCACCTCGACTACGAGCAAGGCAGGCGTATCACAGCCGAACGCTACCAGCGGATGGCCTTCGCGGCGGGTCTAGACCCTGCGGGCCTCTCCGGGCAGCTCGATGTGGGCATCCTGCCTAGCGTTGGACTCACAGCGGACCTGCTCTCGAGAGTGGCCGACGGGAGGGTGCTCGTGGTGGTCGATTCCTGGCGCGCAGCGCACCCTGGAATCGACGAGAATAGCAGCGACGTCCGTAAGACCCTGGACGCGATGGGAGTCGCCAGCGAGCGAACTGGAGCGATGTTCGTGGTGCTGCACCATACCCGCAAGCCGTCCAAGGACGCCGCCGGTGGAAGCAAGATGGCCATCCGGGGGAGCAGCGGGTTCTACGACGGGTGCCAGACGATCTACCTGTTCGACGGAGAGACCGTAGGTCGACCCACCGTCACCCTCGAGAAGGACCGCATCAGCGGCCAGTCGATGGAGCCGTTTGTTCTGGTGGTCGAGGACACCGACGACGGTGCGGGACTGAGAGTACGCCATGAAAGTATGGAGGAACCGGTGAAAGAACATCCCGCCGAGACGTTTGCCAAAACGAGTGCCCTGGTCGTGGAGCTTCTCAAGAGGTCGCCAGGCATGAGCGCCAGCAAGCTCGCCGAGGTCACCGAGAAGCGAAAGGCCCACGTGCTCGCCGTCATCCAGTCGCTCATCGCGGAAGGCGAACTCGTCCAGGTGGGCAAAGGACCCATGACCCGCCTCTACACCAAGGGCGCGCAGCCGGAGGCTCCGTTTTGAATCGGAACGGTTCCACCGGTTCCCTTATGACGCACCGGAACCTTCGGAACCGGAGTGCCAATCGGTTCCTCGGTTCCGGGCCCCCCATAGGGGGCCGGAGGAACTGATGGGCACCGGCGGACCGATAACACGGTGCGTTATGTTTTATAATACTTTTCACTACATATATATACATGAAAATAGGGCCGTGCCATCCATCCCCCTCCCCGCAACTCGAGCCGCAAAAACGATGGCACGCGTGTCTTGACCAAAAGGGGCAGCAATGGTATCTACGAGCTCATGAGCCATCGAGAGGACCGAGTGCAGCTCAACGTATGGGTGAGTAGGGGTATGTGTGAGGAATTGAGGAGAGAGGGGGAGAGACCCGCCCCTTCTCCAGCACCGTCCGCCTCCGCGGCCCATCCAAGCGCCTCGACGCGATGATCGACACGCTGCGAGCGGCCAAGGGGCTTCCGAGGTCGAGCGATACGCTGATGGCGAAGGTGGGCGAGGTGATGCAGCAGGGGCGGGAGAGGAAGGAGCGGGAAGGAAGATGACGCGAGAAGAGCTGATTGCGACGTTCGCGGTTCAGATGACCGTGGCGCAGATGGCCGACGATGACGGTGCCACGATGATGGCCGTAATCAACAAGCTGATCGATGACGCGGAGAGGCGAGGTCGAGACGAGGCAGCGAAAGAACCTCGTCATGGGTGCCTCGGCTGCGCAATGGTCGACGGTAAGTGCCCGCACTGCGGGAATCAGGCGATGCCATGACCCCGGTAGAGGTTCTCAGGAAGGCGCGGGAGCTGATCTCGACGCCGGATAGGTGGACGAAAGGGTACTTCGCGCACGACCTGGTCGGGACCGATGTGGAGCCCCATGAGGATGGCGCCGTTTGCTTCTGCGCTCTTGGCGCATTGGGCGTCAGTTCCTACTACGAGCCAGTGTCGTGGATAGACGGGGCCATTGAGCTTCTGGAGACGACCATCGGATGCCACGACCTGGGAGAGTGGAACGACGCCCCCGAACGCACCCACGTCGATATTTTGGCCGCATTCGACGAGGCCATCCGACGCGCCGAGGCATCGCTATGACCGATCCCACGAAGCGGCTGGAGGCGAGGGCGCCATGAAGGTCAAAGGCGTAAAGGCGACGGGGTTCTCTCGCGGACAGAGCCGACAGGCTCCGGAAATTGAGATGCATTCTGGATGCGAGTGCGTCACCCGTCGAGGATCCGGTCTCGAATACACCGTAAGCCTGTCTGGCAATCTCGGCTCAATCCGCCTGACGTTGGACGAAGCCGAGGTGCGCGATTGGCACATGCGGCTCTCGCGCGCACTGGCCGCATTGGAGCCGCGATGACCCTCGCGCAGACCGGGTCGACGCGTTGGCCTCCGCAAGAGACCGACCCTGACAAGCTCCCCACCCCCGACTCCGGAGGTGCGAAGTGACGAACGTCACAGTCCAATGCCCTCAATGCGGCTTCACGGCTCGACGCGAGAAGGTCGGCACGTCATGGCGAGACACCGCACCGGCAACATGCCCGCACGACGGGACGACGATGGTCAATCCGGAATACCGAACCGGCGACCGAGTAGGCATCAAGGGAACCGGTCGACAGGTCGGAGGCGCGAAGTGACTCCCACCGGCTATTGCCACTCTTGCCAAGGCGTCAACTGGCACGCCCCCGCCTGCCCGGAGTACCTCGCAGCGGAGCGGATGCGGATGGCGGGCCGCAAGAGGCCGCACGGCTCGAGCTCGTGCCGATGCGCTGGATGCGTGGCGTTTGATGAGAAGCTGGGAGGCGCGAAGTGAAGCTCGCCGTTCTGCTCCTCCTCGCCGGCTGCGCATCGCCCCGGCCCGCGCCCGCCGATCACCCGTGGCCCATCCCGGTCGACTCCGACCCGTGCGTCACGGACTTCGACGACTGCGATTACGGGTACGCGTGGGAGGACGAGAAGCGAACGGACTGCGAGGCGCGGGTGTTGGTGCGATGCAAGGATGGAGGCGCGAAGTGACCGCCGGAGGCTTCACCGTCTGGTCCCTCTGGCAGGGCAAGGTCGAGGTTCCGCCCGTCGTCCGTCACCAGGGCTGGCACGACGTCTCGCGAGACCTGGCGCGGGATTTCGCCAAGTACCTGAATCGCCACTACGGCCGCGAGGCGGGCGGCACCGGCCGGTACCTCGCGGGGCCTGTTGACCGGCCGCCGCCGGTGGATGCGTTTGAGTAGAGGAGGAGCGAAGGTCATGACACCGGTAGATCAGACAACGTTTGGGCATCCGGGCGGCAACTGCTTTTCAGCGTGCGTGGCGTCCTTGCTCGATCTATCCATCTCTGATGTTCCGTACTTTATGGGTAGTGACGACGATCCGAAAGGGGCATGGGCTGAGCGTTTGGACAACTGGCTTCGCCCGAGAGGTCTGTATGCCCTGCACTTCGAGGGCGACCCGACGATAGAGGATTACCCAACAATGCCAGGGTATTACATCCTCAATGTGAAGTCGCCGCGCGGCGATCATGCTGTGGTGGCACGGGGAAAACAGATGGTTCACGACCCCCATCCTGCACGGGATGCGATCGTGACCAAGGTTGACGGATTCGTTCTTCTCATCCCGCTCTTTGACGGAGGCGCGAAGTAGCCATGGCTGACAAGCATTACGACTCGTTTCCGGCAGAGATAGTTGCGCTCAAGCGAGACCTCGCCGCAGCCCGCGAGCAGGCGCGGACGGCGGAGGAAAACAGCGATGTCTGCGAAGGCGCACTCGACATCGCGATGCAGCGCGAAGAGGCCATGCTTCGTCTGTTCGACCCGGACGAGAAGAGAGTCGAAGAGGTGCTCGCCATTCGGGGCAAGTGCGTGTCCTCGTCTCCGCTGCGTGAGCAGCTCGCCGAACGCGACGCGCGCATCGAAAAGCTCGCCGAGATGTTCGACGAGTCCAGCCCGTGCAATGACGATTGCGCATTTGCGGCGATCGCGTCCTGGGTCTTGCCGGAGGACCGGAAGCGGGTGCACGAGATGCGGGACCTGCTTCGCGAACAGCTCGCCGCAGCCCGCGAGCAGGCGCGGACGGCGGAGCGCAAGTGGCAAGAGTATGAGCGCGACTACATCCTCCCGTGCTTTCGATGGGCCAAGGAGATGGGCTTCGACCTCGAGAAGCTTGTGCACGAGCGCGCTGGGAAGAACTGCGTCGTGCTGTTCGTAGAGGAGATACGCTCGCAGCTCGCCGCCCGAGACGCGGAGGTTGGATCGTACCGCATAGCTTTGGCCGACATCGCGGAGGACTGTGGACCGCTAAAGCCGTACGTGGCGAACGAGGCGCAGGGCGCATTGGCCGGCGTCCTGGCCGTAGCTGAGAACGCGTTGCGGGCCTATTCGGACAGGCATCCAGCCTCCCCTCCCACTCCTACGCAGGACCGGAGCGGGAGGGAGGAGGCGGACACCTGTTGCGGGCGCCCCATGACGACGAATCAGGAGCGCCCTGGATACATGGTCTGCGCGGTGTGCGGAACGCACTGGCCGTTGGCAAAACAGACTGCCCAGCCCGAGCCCGCACCGGGCGTCAACTCGCCCATCCTCGGTGGCCCCGTCCACATCTCGCCCCCGCCCGATGCCAAGGCCGCGCCGGAGCGAATGACCGTGGCGCGCTACCTGGATGGCAGCACGTCGCTCTGGGCGGACACCATCGGCTCGGGCTGGAAGGAGCATTACGTCCGCTCCGATCTGCACGCCGCGGCCATCGCCCGCGCTGAGGCGCTCGAGAAGGCGCTGCGGTCGCTCGTAGACACGCTACCCCGCTGCGACCAGCACCCGGATCGACCGGCGACTCGCGCATGGGTGCGCGGCGCTGGCCGGTACTGCGACGAGTGCGGCTTGAAGCATGAGCCGAATCCGGTGCACGAGTACCCACGCGCGCAGCCTCTCCGCAACGCCATCGCCCTCCTCGACCCTGCCCGTACCGGCCCGGAGAAATCGACATGACCGTCGCCTGCGTACTCCTTGGCATCGCTGCGTTATTCATGACCGGCAGGTGGCTAGGCGCGCGTGAGCTCTATGAAGACGCCCGCATCGATCGAGACTTCTGGCGGCAGATGTACCGAAACGAAAGGTCGCACACGGAAGAGCTGCTGCAGATTGAGGTGGAGAGCCGTACCGGCCCGGAGGTGGGGAGGTGAGCAAGCCGGCGCAGCTTGTCATCAAATTCTCAAGCGCCGCGCTACGAGACGAGTTCCGCGGATGGCTCAGCGACGGAGGGGGCGAGTACGGGTTCATGGGCGCACTGGAGATTCGCGGCGAGCCTCCCGTGGACATCGATTACGACGGCAACACGGTCACGGTCCGCTCTCGCGACGCGGCACGGGGCGGAAGGGAGTGAAGACGTGAAGACGCTTGGCGACGTGGAGAGCCTTGTGTTGGAGGCGTGGGGCGTAGGTATTCGGATCGATCGGGACTTGCCCAAGCTACAGGCGGCGTTGGTCGACTTGATCGACCGAGCGCGAGCTATGGACGGCGAGACCAAGCGCCTGCGCAACATTGTCGCCCTACAGGAGCGAGCCCTCGCCGGCTCAAGCGACGGAAGGCGGAGCGAATGAAGCGTGAGGACGTGATCCGCGAGGTGCAGTCGATGATCACGTTCGGCGGCTACCAGGTTGCCAAGTCGATCGTGAAACTCGCAGATCAGCCGGCAGACACGTTCAAGCGGATCGGCTCGGCTCGGGCCTGTTTCAAGCGACCCATGAGTCAGCAGGAGGCCGCGCGTATTGTCGCGAAGGCGAAGGCCCGGATCGAGCTTGTCGATTCGACGGACTAAGCGTCCGGCTCAGGCGGCAACTCGCTGAGGAACATCACCCTCTCCGCCTGCCTCCGCGCCAGCAGCACCGGAAGCACCACCTTCTCGCCGTTGACGATGCCGTGGCACCAATCAAGGAACCCGTCGCCGGCCTCCTGGTAGTTGCCGGCGTTGAGGTTGCGTCCTAGGTCGGAGTTTACCAGTGCGCCCGGGCCGCAGTTGAAGATTAGGCTACAGAGCGCATCGACCATCGGCTGCGTGATCGGCACCATCACGCGCTGGTCGATGCACGCAAGGCACGGGCGCAGGTCATCCTGCAACAAAGCCTCGGCCTGCGCCTCCGTGATGTCTCCGCCGGTCCAGCGCGCATGCCCGTAACCGATCGTCCTGATACCGACTTGGTCCAGGTACGGCGACAAGCGCAGGCCCTCTTGCGCGCGGATGAAGGCCAGGCCCTTGTCGCTGATGCTAGCCATGGGGAAACTTCGCCACGAGCGCCGCATACGCCGCCGCATCGGCCGCCTTGAGCGTCCCGGCCAGGTCAAAGCCCCGGGTGGCCAGCTCGCTCTCGACGAGCTGCAGCGTGAACATCAGGGCCGATGCAAACACGGCGAGTTCGGGCTGCTGGGCGGCCACGAGCATGCCCTCCGCGGCCGGCAGCGCCTTGATGACGAAGTTCAGGCTCGGGATGCTGGTCGGGTTACTCACGGCGCGCCTCCGTCCGGGCACGCGCCCGAGTCGTAGAAGACGCCGCCCGGACCGCAGAACACGGATTTGATGGCGTCGATACAGTAGATGCCGGCGTCTCGGCTCGTGGCCTGCTTGACGCACACGAGCTCCGCGGCGGCGTACATGGTGGCCTGGGTCTCTTGGACCTGAGCGCCACCGCACGCCCACTGGCAGCTCGACGTGATGGCCAGCAGGGCCAGCGCGAGGCGGGGGCTCATGACTTAGGCGCCGGCACGTAGAGGTGGTAAACGCTTGCTGCGCCCCCCAGGACGGCCGCCACGATGAACGGCTTGGCGCTGGGCCATGAGAGGAGCTGAGCGGGCGGGACGGTGGCTAGCGAGGCGCCGAACCCGGTCAGGAACGCGGTACCGGCGACAGTGAGGATGTTTTTCAGGTTCATGGCTCTCTTCTGCAATAGTAGCAGCCTCTTCGCGGTGGGCGATTCAGAGGGGGTATCGTTCAGTGATGTAGGGTTGCCAGCCACTTAGCCAACTCGACGGCGCCTGTCAGCCCGAGCCCTCCGGTAATGGTCTTCACGACACCGACCCAGAACTTGCGCCTATCGGCTTGGCGCTGGAGGGCCTCCGCCTCGAGCTCTGCGAGCCGGCGCGCCTGGCGGATTGCCTCACGCTTGGACTCCTCTTCCTCGAAGAGCCGGCGCACCTCCGTGGCTGCATCGGTGCCGGGCTTGCGCTCCCCCTCGGCTGCCGCGGCTTCCGCCCGCACCTTGAGAGACTCGAAGTCGTGAACGCTATCCGCAGGTGGCCTCATCGACGGGAGCGGAACGGACGAAGAGATACCGAGCTTGGCCATGATGCGGCTCACCTTGCTGTCGATGACAATCACGGCCGCATGCAAGTCGGCTTCGCGGTTGGCAATGCTCATGACGGCACGCCATGTGTTGACTACGCGCTCTTCGGTGTTCGCACCGGGCGGGTAGGATTCGGGTAGCGCTCCGTTCATGCTCATGGTACCGCCTCGGGATGATGAACTACATGGCCAAGGCCATCGTGGACCAAGTCGAAGACCCTGCGCGCTTGCGTCGCATCGCGGAGGGGCGCGTTCGCATCACCACCACCGGCTACGACCCGCACGAGATGAGCGAGGTGATCCAGCGCGAGGCGGCCAAGCGAATGCGCGAGCTCGCGAGCCAGCCAGAGCGGCCAGGGTTCTGGCGATCGGTAGCGACCTTCCTGACGCATTAGGCCGCCAATCCGTATAGGCTCGTGGTGTACGCGGACCACTGTGCCCACTCTTGTGTCGAGAGCGCGTGATTGATGATGGCCCACTCGCACGCGTCGAGTGTGGTCTCGAATGCCGCCGTTCCGTTGAGCGTCCAGTTGTCCACGCTGAGCGCGGTGGAGAATGCCCCACCGCCTCCGTCAACCCCGGACAATCGCAAGCGCGCGGTCGCTCCGTCGAGTCTCACCGAGTAGACGCCAGGGGCGCCCGATGCGGTGGTGGGGATGGTGGAGGAGCCGACTACGCCGTTCGAGTAGAACGTCTCGGTAGTGGCCGCGGCCTGGAACACAGTGAACGCGCCGGACTGCGTGTCGTTGCCACCGGTCGGGAACATCGAGAAGATGCGACCCGACGCGGCGAAGGTAGGGTTGCACACGCAGATGAACGTGATGGTCGACAGCGAGTAGTGACTCGCGAGCGTCCCGAGGAGCAGCTTCGAACCCGTAGCGCTCGTGCGCATGCCCGGCTTGCCGTTGATCGCCGAGGCCACGAAGAGTGGCTGATTGCCGGCCGTGTTCTGCTGGAAGGTGTTGCTGGCGTTCGCGCGGTCCGGGACGGAGACGACGTTGCCGCCGTTCAGGACCACGCCCGCGTCCGAGAGCTTTCCCCACGAGATGAGGCCGGATTGCGATGCCGGGGTCCACGCTCCGCTTCCACCTCCGTTGCCTCCAGCGGTTACGGCCAACCCAAGTGAGAGAGCGAGGCTCATACGTCCGCCGTGACCCTTTCCCAGCCTGCGCCGTTGCTCTGCACCCAGGCCCTCTTGCCGGCTGCAATCGTGACCGTCGCTCCCGACGAGGCGCCGAACGTGATGGCGTCAGTAGGCGGGGCCACCACAACCCTCTCGTATCCGGCCGCGAAGGTTGGGGCGACGACGGGCGTCGTCCCGGTCAGGTGGCTATTGGTGTCGGTGATGACGATGGTGCGGCACGAGAAGTCTGGGCCCGTCGGAGAGGCCGCAGCGTACCACTGGCACGTGATGTTCCCGGAGCCGGTGGCATTCCAGGTCGTACGCCCGTTGGTCTCGAGCGGCAGCACCATGACTGGTGCCGTCCCATCGCTCCACGGCACCGGGTTCTCGAGGCCCTGGCCCTGGTAAGGCTGCTCGAGCACGATGGTGGCCGACGGGGCCTGCGGGCAGCTCACGAGCGCCGTCACCCCGGTGGGAATGCTGGCCATGTCGAAATTGAAGCGGTGGCCTAGCCCGGAGTCGATGAGCAGCGCGCATCCGCTCGCAGCCGTGCCAGCGGCCACGAACAGGCCGCCACCGGTCCACGAGATGTTGTTGCAGTTGTTGAACACTGCGAGCGTATCGAGGCCGCCACCGCCGCTTTCCGTTCCGATCCCGCAGTTGAGAAACTGGCTGCCCTGCGCGTCATTGCTGTCGACGATCCCGAAGGGCCCGTTGACCGTGTTGATGAGCAGGTCGCGGACCATGCATGCGCCCGAGCCATTGAGGATGATGGCCGCCGTGCCCTGGACAGGACCTGCGAATAGCGGGTTGTCCGTAACGCCTGCCCCGCTTGTAATCGTCCGGCAGGAGCCCCACGAATGCGAACAGTTGCCCGCCTGGTACTTCTGCGTCACGAACGTCGGGCGGATGTCCTTGCCGTAATAGCTATTGTTGGTCCGCGTAATTCCCTTGCGGGTCGTAAACGTACAGTCGAATGTGTTCGTATTCTGCGAGCACTCTGCGCGGATGCCTGCGAATGGCGTGAAATTGAGATTCTTGAAGGTGCAGACCGGTCCGTTTTCCTTGGTGGTGATAAAGACGTTTTGGAACATCAGCAGGCTGTTGCACGGAGCGCCCAGCGTCACGTTGAAGTCTGTCGGGTGCCCGCACGCGCCAACAACGCCGGTAGCCCCCGTCAGGTAAGCCGGGTTGAAGGAGACGAGCAGATCCGTATTCGAGTCGCAGTCGCCGACGAGGAACTCCGTCGAAGGCAGGTTGCCCGTGCGGGCGGTGTTGCTCTTGCGGAAGTTGCCCCATGCCATCGGGGGGCCTTCGTCGGTGGACCCGTACGGCCATAGGCCCAGGGCGCGCGAGCTGGCCCCCATGATGAAGTCTTCCCACGGGTGCTGGACAATCGCCCCCGTTCCCCCCGTGCCGGATACACTGATCGTGGGCGATCCGCCCCCCGCAGCCGCGGCAAACCGTAGCGTCGTGCCGTCCCAGGTGAGCCGGGCTGAGTAGATCGTGTTTTGGGCAAAAGCCCCGCTGCTGCCCGTGGTGCACATGACCGTGCCGGAGCCGCCCGCAACCGAAAGGACAGCCGTAATATCGAATGAGCCGGAACTTGCCGAAAAGAGCACGCTGAGCGCCTCGTGCAGCGGCGAATTGTTGGTCTTGCGTCCTCCGCACCAAGGGAATTGGCTGTCGGTTCCGATCGTGCCCGTGACCTCGAACGTCCACTCGAGCGTGAGCGCGGTCATGCCGTTCAGGCTCGCGAACGGCGATTCGCTGAGGAATAGAAACGGGAACCCTCCGCTCGCCGCAGAGCCGCCGATCTTCACCAGGTAGAAGCCGCTCGTGTGCACGTACTGCATGGCAAAGAAGGCCGTGGCCGGGCAGATGACGAAGGCCTCGCCCACGAACCCGCCGCCCCAGAACGCCCCCAGGAAAGAGGAGTTGATCGTGGGCGCAAGGTCGTCGCCCTGCACCGTCACTGGGCCGGGCATGTAGATGTGCCGCGTCAGCAGGTACGTCCCATAGGGCACGTAGAGCGTGAGATTGTTTGCGGACGCGAAGGTGAGAGCCGCGAGGAAGCCGGCGTACGAGTCCGTGTTGCCGGTTGGATCGACTCCGGGGAAGGACAGGACGTTGCAGTATTGCCGATGTCCTACGGGTGTATATACGCCATTGGTCAGGACCAGTGTTTGGCCGTTGGCCGGAGCCTGCCCAGCGAGCGATGCCCCTTGGCCTGCTACCGTGACCACGTCTCCGGCCAGAATGGTCGCGGCTGACGCCGCGTTGACCGCGGCCCCCGTGTTGAGAAGGAGCAAGTGCGTCGCATCGACCGTGGACGTGTTGATGTAGTACCCGCCGCCTCCGATCGCGATGCTCTGTCCTCCGAGGATGCCCGCGGTGGTACCGACCGAGACGTTGACCGTCGAGTTGACGGCCGGCTGCGTGAAGTTGAACGTGACCGAGGTTGCGCCGCCGCTGCTGCCGCTGCCTCCGACGATCGTCAGGTTCGTGGCATCGTTGGCCGGATCGTCCGTGGCCGTGGCGCCCACCACGTTTAGCGCGCTGCGGCGCGGGAGGATGACGCCGTTGTTGATGATCCGGTTGTACTTCGTCAGCAGGTCCGAGAGAAAGCCAGCCATCTCACACTCCCTGCACGTAGACGGGACCCTGGATCAGCGGCGTCACGGTCCCATCGGGCCAGGTCATCTCGAGCGACCACTGGCAGTAGTTGACCGCGGCGATGGCGGAGATGCCGGACGACGTGATGTTCATCTGGAACGGGTACAAGGTGATCGGCGTCGGTGCGTTGCCCGAGTTCGCGAGCTGGGGCGGCAGCCACGGAAAGTTAGGGTACGCGGCTTGGTAGACTACCGAGCCGAGCGCCGTGGACGTTGTGCCGAACGCAGCCAGCGGCACGTCACTCGGCACCTGTCGGAAGACGACGTTGGTGGTAGCGCTCGCGACGTTCACGCCGCTGTTGTTGTCGATCCACGCCCACGAACCCGCGAAGCTCGCTCCCTGATACAGCCACAGGGGAATATAGGCCGCGGTAGGTCCGCGCGCAGCCGGGGTCACGATCAGGTTGTTCGCGATGGCCAGGGGCGCGGTCATGAGTTCGGCTGTATGCTGGCACAAAATGGCTCAGTCGCCTACCGCAGAGGCGTTGCTCGAGATTCCGCCGCTCCTCGAGTTCATCCCGCTCGTCTCGCCGCAGTTCACCTCCCCTTGGCACCTGGAGGAGTGGTGCAAGATTCTGCAGCGATGCCTTGTTGGGGGCGTGCGCGCTTGCTGCAGCGTGCCAATTCGGCACCAGAAGACCGAGACTTCCATCCACGGCATCGCGTGGCTGCTCTGCAAGGACCCGACGATCCAGGTCATCTACATGGTCGCGGACGAACGAATGGCCAACGACCGAGCCAACCGAATCCGCCTCGTGTGCGAGGCCGCTGCTGCACGTTTCGGTATCGACATCGGCCCGGAGCGCGGACAGAACGTCAAGACGAGCTGGAAAAACTCGCGTGGGGGTGGCGTCCAGGTCATGAGCGCGAAGCAGTCGCGCCAGGGCGCGGACGTGGACGTGCTCCTGTTCGACGATCCCATCTCCGAGCTCGATGTCTTCGACCCTGCCATCCGCGAGCGGGTCGACATGGCCATCGCTATCTACACCGCGCGCGCTGGGCGCCCGAGCCGACGGGGCTCAGTCGCGGGAGTCATGAGCCGTTGGCACCCGGATGACCCCATCGGTCGGCGCAAAGATCGCGTCGCGGAGGTGTGGGAGAAGATCGAGCGTCCCGCCATCGCGGTCAACGACAACGGCGACGAAATCGCGTTCGCGCCCGATGTGATGGACCTGGAGGAGCTGCACAAGCGCCGCGCCGAGCTCCGAGAGCAGGACCCCACAGAGCGCATGTGGTGGGCGAACTTCCAGAACAACCCGCTGCCGGACACGATCGGCCTGTTCAAATCGCCCAAGCGGTTCGATGTGCTGCCGGTGGGGGGCTTCCGGACCGTCATCGGCCTGGACATGGCCTACTCGTCCAGCGCGCATGCCGACAGCTTCGCCCTCGTGGTCCTGAAGATCTACGCCGAGACATTCATCGAGAACGGTACGCAGGTCTACGGCGAACGCGCGTACGTGGTCAACGTGTGGCGTGAGCGCTGGGACCCCAGCGTGGTGCACCAGACCATCCTGATGGCCCGTGGGATGTACCCGGGTGCGGTCATGTACTCGTACATGGCTGGTCCTGAGGTGGGCATCGCGCACTACCTCGCAGAGAAGGGTATCCCGATCCAAGTGATGCCCGCCAGGTACAGCAAGCGCCAGCGCGCGCAGGCGGCCATCGACAAGAACAACGCGGGGCGCATCCTCGTTCCCGAGCAAGCGCCTTGGGTTTCCGGGTTCGTCTCGCGGCTGATTCTCTTCTCGGGTCTCGAGAAGGCAGGCAACGACGACGAGGTGGACGCGCTTGTGTCGGCTGTTGACGGCGGCATGGCAGTGAGCCAAAGTGTGCCAAGAACCGTCGGGAGACGAAGAATATGAGCGAGAAGCACGAAACGAAGGCGCCGCAGACTGTGGCGATGCCCGTGGATGCCGTGGCCGCGCTGGTGGGCAAGCTGATGGATCGACTCGATCGCTACGAGTCAGGCGATCCGGCAGACATGCAGCTCGAAAGGATGCGAGCCAACCGAACACCAGCCGGCTGGGACAAGCCTATCATCAAGGACTGTCTCTTCCCGGATACCGGCGTGATGTTCGATGCGGTTCTGACGGGTCGCAAGGATGCCCTCGTCTTCGACATCGTTAACGTCCGCATGCCAGAAGGCGCAGAGACGTGGGTCAAGTACGGCGGCCTTGTTCCCGACGGCATGGCGATCCATCCGGTGGGTGCCGAGAAAATGCCGAAGGTCAAGGAAGATGGCACATCCGACGACGTGCGGTTCTCGTCCTTCGACGGTCCGTACACGCAGGAGTACAAGACCTGGCGATACTCGGCCCTCATTCAGCCGACGCGCACGCGCATCATCGGCAAGGTGCTCCCCGACTACGTGCGACCCAAGCCGAAGGCGGCTTGAGATAGCCCGTGCCCAGTGAGATCGAACGCCAGGGCGGACAGCCGCCCCCTGGTCAACTGGGCACGGATGCGCCTCAGTTTCAAGCGGTCGATCCGCTCAAAAAGCCCAACGCGCAGGGCAGCGCGAAGATCGTCTATCGCGATCTGCCGCTGGTCGACACGATCCATTCGTGGACGGTCGACGGCGTTCGCGGCGCACTTCACTCGCATGTTTTCGGCATCTTCTACCTGAGCGGGCAGCTCGCGGACTCGATCCTCGGAGACGATCGCGTTCAAGCCACCATCGGAAGCCGCATCTCGGGCTTGTTCGGTCGCGAGGTCATCTTCGAGCCTGCCGACGATTCCGCGGCAGCCAAGGAAGTCTCCGACGCGTGGGTGAAGTGCTGGCCCAAGCTGGCCACTACGGCGGCCACCAACGAGATGCAGGCTTACACGATCCTCGAGGGCTTCGAGGCTGCACAGCTCGTTTGGGACACATCCGGCCCCATCTGGCAGCCGTACATGCGGCCGTGGCATCCGCGGTTCATTTACTACCACTGGGATTTGCGGCGCTACATCGCCATCAGCCAGCACGGGCAGATTGTGGTGGAGCCCGGCAACGGCAAGTGGGTCCTGCACGCTCCGTACGGCGCCTATCGTGGCTGGATTCGCGGAGCGATTCGAGCCTGCGCTGAGCCATGGCTGATGCGCCACTGGGCCATGCGCGACTGGGCTCGGTACAGCGAAAAGCATGGCATCCCGATCGTGAAGGCTCTTGTGCCTGCGGCAGCCGATCAGCCACAGAGAGACCTCTTCGAGGCGGCCATCTCCGCGCTCGGCACCGAGAGCACGATCATGCTCCCTCAGGGCGTCGACAAGCCCTACTCGTACGACATCGAATACGCCGAGCCTACCGATGATTCGTGGCAGTCGTTCCCGGGCCTCATCGACCGCTGCGATATGAACATCGTGCTCAGTATCATGTTCCAGAACCTTACCACCGAGGTCAAAGGCGGGTCATTCGCAGCGACCAGCGCGCACATGGATATCCGCGAGGGGGGCATCCAGTTCGACAACGAGGCATGGGCCTACACGATGCGTGAGCAAGTGGCTCGCCCATTCGCTCAGTTCAACTTCGGCGACCCGGAGCTTGCGCCCAAGACGCGATGGGATGTGCCGAAGCTATCCGAGCACACGGCCGCTGCCGACCAGTTCCAGAAGTTCGGAACCGCGGTGGAGGTCATGGCGCGCGGGGGTATCAAGTTCAAGGATGCCAACAAGGTTCGCGCGTTTGCCGCTGAACGGTTCGGGCTAAAAGACCTGCCGGACTTCACGATCGGCGATCCGGTCGCCAGCAGTGGAGGCATGGGCAAATGACCGCACGACGCATTCTGCCGGGAGAACTGCTCGCCATCGATTCGGGCGCCATCCACCGCGGCGCGGATGGGTTCTTTTTCATGCTCGGGCCGTCGGCCCCAAAAAGCGCACGACACGCGACCTACAGCGACGTGGCCATCGTGCACGTGCGCGGCTCGCTCGAGCATCACGAGACGATGGGGTGCGATAGCTACGAGTCGATCCTCTGCCGCGTGACCGACGCGATGACAGGCGCCGATTGCTGCGAGGAGGGCGCGGAGCCTGCCCCTCCGTCAGCCGTGATCATGTGCATCGACTCCAAGGGAGGCGTGGTCGCGGGTCTAAATGAAACGGTCGCAGCCCTCCAGAAGGCGCGCAAGGAGACGGGCGTGCGCCTTGTGGCGTACGTCAACGAGCTGGCAGCGAGCGCCGCATTCGCCCTTACATGTGCGTGCGATGAGACTTACTGCCCTCCGTCGGCCATCCTGGGGAGCATCGGCACCATTTCGACGATGATGTCGATTGCCGAGGCAGACGCCAAAGCGGGCCTGGACGTGCGGCTCATCACAAGCGGCGTACGCAAGGCAGACGGGCACCCGCACGCTCCCATCTCGGATGCTGCCGAGGAGGCGGAGCGCGAGCGTGTCGACATGGCTGCTGCTGCGTTTTTCAAGCTCGCGAGCAAGGCGCGCGGAGTCTCGGCAGAAAAGCTCGAAGGCTATCAGGCAGCGCTCTTCGTGGGGCCGCAAGCCGTCAAGGCGGGTCTGGCCGATGACGTCCTGTCCCTGGACGATCTGGCCCTTGCTCTCAGCTCAAATGCCGCCCCCCGTGGGATGTCGGCCAAGGGGAACGAAACGGATAGGCGTGCCATGTTGGCACGGAATGGCACAGCCGCTCTTGACAACTGTGCCACTCTCAAGTCAACCTTAGTCACCCATGAGGCAGGCATGAACGCCAAGCTCGAAGCGCTGATCAAGAAAACGCAGGCCAAGATCGAGCTTGTCAGCGATCCCCTCAAGAAGGCTCGATTAGCGGCCGATCTGGCAGCCTACCAGCTCACGGCCATGCGCGCCGAATCCGACTCGGACGATGATTCCGATGAGGATGACGACGACGAGGACGATAGCAAGGCCAAGAAGGCTGCCGCCGCTGCCGAGAAGGCGAAGCGAGCGGCCGAAGCGGGCAAGCACAAGGCGCGCGCGGCCGAGTTCCGCAAGAAGGCGGCGGAAGCCGACGAGGAAGCCAAGAAGGCCGAAGCCGAGGATGACGAGGAGGCCGAGGAATCGGCTCACTCTCCGGCTTTGGGCGCCGCGCTTCCTGAGGGGGCGATGGCAGCTCTGACCTCGGAGGCCGGAAAGGCCAGCGAGGCCATCGCGCGCATCGCAGCCCTCGAAGAGCAGATCGCGGACGGCAAGCGCAAGGCGACCATCGAGGAAGCTTTCGCGTCCAAGCGCATCACGCCGGCTGAGCGCAAAACGCTCTTGGGCAAGTCGCTCGCCTTCGTGACGGACTTCCTGTCGATGCGGCCGAAGGCCATCGTGCAGACGGAGGAGACCGATCAGGTCCCGCCGCTGTCCGAGGGAGCCTTCCCCAACGATATGAAGGCCATCATCGAGAAGGGCCTTGCGGACGCGAAGTCCGCAGGGCTGAAGGGCGTCACGGCGGAAAAGCTCGAAGCCGAGTACCGCAAGAACGGCATCGCAGGAAAGGCGAAGGTGGTCTGAGATGGCTGCTCTCACGGGTGACATTCACTACGAGCGATACGGGACGGGGGACACTCAGTCTCCGCTCGTTCAGCCTCTCGGAGGCAGCGTCACGGTCTACCGCGGCTCCATCGCGCTGACTGACTCGACGGGCAACGTCAAAAACGCCTCGGCCCCACTGTCCACGGACACGTGCTGGGGCATCATCGGCGGGTACGGGCCCGGGGTGGCCGACACCGCGCCGGGAGTCATCAACACCAGCTCCGTCGCCAGTGCGGTGACCGCGATGATCTACCAGGGGACGTTCTTCCTGGCATCGGGCACCGGGTCCGATCAGCTCTCGCAGAGTACGGTGGGCAAGACAGTGTACGTCATCAACGAGTACACGGTCGGTCAGACGAGCGGTGGCGGCAACCGGCCGAGCGCAGGCGTGCACATCGCGGTCTCTGGAGAGACGCGCGTTCAGGCGCCGGGGAGCTTCGCGATCAAACTCGGCAACACGCAGGCAGGCTGACAGATGGCTACCACGCCCACCAATTTCAGCATCTTCGTCTCGAACGCCAACACGTACATCGGCGAAGTGTACGAGGAAACGAATGCCGACATCGGCATCCTGTACGAAGAGTTCATGACGACGATGCCCTCCTCGTCGTCTCAGAACATCTACGCCTGGACGCAGATGATCCCCAAGCCGCGCCTCTGGGCGGGACCCCGCGTGGTGGTCGAGCCCTCGGCTCTCACGTACACGCTGGTCAACCGGCCCTGGGAGCTCACGGTCGGCATCGACCGCTTCATGCTCGATGACGACCAGTTTGGCGTCTACTACCGGATGCTCATCGACCAGGCGCGCCAGCTCCGCCGTTTGCCGGACTACTGGGGCCGTGACCTTCTCGAGGCCACCGGGGTTTACGCCTCTGGCCAGCCGGGTTCTCCCCAGAACGGCCTGGATGGCACCCCGTTCTTCGGAACGGCGCACGTGGTCGACCCGTACAACCCGAATACCACGACCTACTGCAACGACTTCACCGGCGGTGGCCAATCGATTGCCGGCGGAGTACCGGGTGGCTCGGGTAGCAACATCACGGTCGGCGGCACGTTTGGCGTGACGGCGTTCGCGACACTCTACGAGTACATGCTCCGAGAGCTTGGCGAAGACCTGGAGCCGCTGGGCGTTGTCCCGAATAAGCTCATGGTCCCGGTCACGCTCAAGACCGAAGCGGAGCTCGTGCTCAAAAGCTCGTTCTTCGCGCCTCCGGCGTTTGCGACCATCAACAATCAGGTGGGTGCGGCAGACAATCCCTTCCTGCGCTTCGGTGTGCAGCTCATGGTCAACCCGTACCTGACCAGCGGCACCAAGTGGTACCTGATGGACACGCAGCGGACGATCAAGCCGATGATCTGGCAGCTCCGCGAGGCGTCCACCATCATCCCGCGCGTTAACATGCAGGATCCTGTCTCGTTCGACACGCACCGCTACCTCTGGGGTGGTGAGGGGCGCGGCACTCCGGGCTGGGGTTACTCGTTCCTGATGAGCCGCAGCGGGTCGTGATGTGGGTACGCTGTACGTCACCCCTGCGCAACTGACGACGTACGGCGTCAACCCGTTCGCTCTTCAGAAGGTATCGCAGGACGAGCAGACGGCAGCGTGTGTGGCGTGCAGCGCCAAGGCCGACGACTACATGAACAGTCGGTACAAGCTGCCGCTTCTGAGCTGGCCACCGAGCATCACGATGGCTGTCGCTCACATGGCGATCTGGGTCGTTCTGAGCAACCGTGGACGCAATCCAGAGGCCGGGTACGACGACGAAATCAGCATGCGATACCGCGAGGCCATCGCCTACTTCGAAGGCATCCAGCAGCAGCGAATCAACCCGGCAGGCATCGTGGACAGCGGGACCAGCAACCCCCCTAGCTTTCCGTTTCCCAAGGTTACGACCGGCCCCACGCGCGGCTGGACCCGCGCAGGAAGGTGGTAGGCCGTGGCGGACATTCGCAGCATCGTCTTTGAGTCTGTCAGGCTCGCTACCTTGAGCGACGCGACCAACGATCCGGCTGGACCGTTCGCAGGCTTCTACTGCAACACGGCCGGGAACATCTACTACCAGACGATCCAGAACGATACGGCGTGGGTCAACGCTCTCGCTGGGGTCATCTATCCGATCGCTGTCCTTCGCGTCCGCAACACGTCCACCACCGCGAGCACGATCTACGGCGTGCTGGCTCAGCCATACCGCACAAGGCCCAGCACATGAGGCGCGGCGGAGCCAACCTCGCCATCGCGGAACTCGGGCGCCTGGTACAGACCATCCAGCGTCTCAGCGAAGTCCCGCGCAAGATGGCCGTGATCGCGGCTCCGAAACTATCCGCGCTCCTGCAGGACCAGTTCGATCGCGGGGCAGACCCGTACGGGCGCGCGTGGGCACCGCTGAAGCCATCCACCATCGCCAAGGGTCGTCGTCCGCCGCCACTGACCGATACGCGCAAGCTGCGCGAGAAGACCGTTGTAAAGGTGGCGCAGTACGGCCTGCGGATGATCGTCGGCATGCCCTACGGGTTCTTCCACCAGGTGGGCTTCAAGGTGAGCAAGACCCGCGTTCCGCCTCGTCGCATCCTGCCGCAGTACGGCTTGCCAGCTTCGTGGAAACGCGTGCTCGACGAATCCGCGCGCCAGGCCGCGAGAGAGGCACTGTACTGATGGGCATTGTCGATCTCTCCGTCCGCATGCGACCCGTATCGCACGTTGGCCTTGGGCACTACGGGTCACCCGCGATTCGGCTGCAGCCGATCAAGCCCGGCAGCATCCCGGACATTCCGGTTTCGCACACGTGGGTGTGGGCCATCGTGCAGCTCCGTGCGGGAGAGCCGGATGCCCTGCTTGTGGGTGGGTCCGCCGATTCGCAGACGGCCGCAACAGACCAGGCGCGCGATGCGTTCAAGCGCTTCGAGCTTCGTTGGGCTGAGAGTTCCGGGAGGGCCTGATGGCAAGCGGCAAGCACGAGTACCTCTCGCAGACCCAGCTCAATTTCATCTTCAACGGCGGTACGTGGTCTGCTCCCGGAACGCTTTACATCGCGCTGCTGACTGTCGAGGCATCCGTCTCTTCCAAGGGTACCGAGGCGACGGGCAGTGGGTACGCTCGCATCACGACCACGAGCAACACGACCAACTGGCCCACCATCAGCGGTAGCACCACCACGATCACCAACAATGTGGCGCAGTCGTTCGCAACCGCCACAGGCACATGGTCATCCGGCTCCAACATGGTGGGAGCGGGCATCTTCGACTCGCTCACCAGCGGCGGCAGCAACAACCTGTACTACTGGGGCGACCTGACCGTGGCCAAGCCGGTCATAAACGGCGATACCGCGAGCTTTGCGATCGGGGCCATCACGGTCCAGGAGCTCTAACCCGTGGCGACTGTTAAGCCGGCGTACGCGGGCTCTACCAGCACCATCTCCGTCACGCTGGCATCGCTGGCCAACTCAACAACGCTATCCACTGGCTACCGGCAGTCGGCCGCTGTCGACAACTCGACGAACCTGTATCTAGACGCGCTGGTCACTGGCAAGTTCACCACGGCATCCGGCGCGGGCGCCACGGGGTACGTCGGCGTATTTCTCTACGCGTGGGATGGGACTCAGTATACCAACAACGCGACCGGCTCGGACGCTGCGTACACGGCGGACGCGACGGCGAACCTCTTGCCCATCTGCCCGCCCATTGCGGCTAACGTGGCTTCGTCGTCTTTCTACCTGCCGCCCACATACGTTGCTGCCGGAGCGGGCTTGCCGTTCCTTCCCCAGAAGTGGGGACTCATCATACAAAACGTGAGCGGCGCAACATTTTCCTCGGTGGCCGGCAGTCATTTGCTCGAGTACCAGGGTGTTAATGCCACGGTAGCGTGACGGCATGCGCCAGTTCTACGGTCATCGGCTCAAGCCGTTCTATGGCGTTAGCTTCACGACGACAGCAACGAAGATCTCGCTCGCGAGCCCCGTCTCGCCTACGAGCTTCACTGCGTGCCTCTGGGTCTACCCGACTACGCTGAGCAGCAGCAAGGCGCTGTTTTCGATCGACGATGGCACAACCCATCAGGTGTCCATTGCCACCGGTACCAGCCCAGCCGTTATGGTGGGTGTGGACTCAGGGGCTCACGATAGCGGAACGCTACTCAACCTCACGGCCAACGTGTGGTCATTCCTCGCGGTCACTAGTAGCAGCTCGGGACTCGTGGGCTACGGTAAGGCAACTCCGCAGAGCGCGATGGTCAACGTGTCCCTGGCGTTCGCCACGGGCGCTACCACCGGAACGACCGTGTACATCAACGGAGACGGGCTTGGCGATACGGGCATCATCGCGGAGTACGCTGGGTTCAAGCTCTGGCCCTTCGTGATGAGCCAGTCGCAAATCGTGCAGGAGGCTACGCAACTTGCGCCCGTCACGGGCGGATGGTCGTACGTGCCGATTCGCCGACTGGCTACGGTTTCGCAGGACGAGAAGTCCTCCGCGCTCTGGACTCAAGCAGGAACGTTCGCGGTGGGCCTCCCGACCAAGCCCGCTCCAGTTCCCGAGGAACGCACAATCCGCGGGCGTTCGTGGCTGTATGTCAACACCTCTGGCAACACGAACGCTTTCGCGGTCGCCATCTCGGCAGCGGCTACCGCAACTGACGCGATCATCGTGGCGCGCGGACTGGCCGATGCCGTTGTGGGCCAAGCTACGCTCGCCGATACGCTCAAGGTGGCCAGACCTATGACGGACGCCATCGCGGGCGCCGCCACGATGTTGGACGCGATGGGCGTAGCGCGGCACATAGTCGACGCCGTGTCCGGGCAAGCGAGCGTCACCGACGCGGTGAACGTCGCCAGGCACATAGTGGATGCCACGGTAGGCCAAGCTACGGTGACGGATGCCGCCAAGGTAGCTCGAGCGATGGCCGATACCATCGGCGGCCATGCGTCGGCCGCGTTCGCGGAGGCAGTGGCCCGGCACATGGCCGATGCTATCGCTGGCCAAGCGTCGGTTACCGACGCGCTGTCCGTTAATCGCGCCTTGTCCGAGGTCATCGCCGGACAAGCCATCGCCATTTTCAACAACTCCGGCGGCTCTACCGTCGCTTTCGTGGTCAGCATCGGTGGCCACGTGACCCTGGTCGACGCACTGAGCATGGCGCGCGCCATGGCCGAAGCGATCCACGGCGCTGCGACCATGTCCGATGCCTTGAGTCTCGCTCGGGGCATGGGGCTCGTTGTCGATGGGGCTTCGAGCCTGAGTGCGCAAATCGCCATAGCGCGCACATTCGGGCTACCCATCTCCGCCCATGCCATCGTATCGGCTACACTTCCCAGCAGTGGCGGCGGGCTGCCCTGGCCCTTCCCCTTCCCCATGCCCGTACCCCCGAGGTTTGGACCTTGATCCCCTGGCCCTACCCGTTCCCTCGGCCTGCCCCACGGAGGTTTGACGTGGACCTAGAACAGTTCTTTCTCACGGTCCAGGACCACATCCAGCAGTCCCGCACCATTCTTGGTCAGTCTCCACTCGTGCCGCGCGGAGAGATTCTCGTGGGTCAGGAGCAACTCTCTCAGCAGTGGGACGCGCCCAACATCATCGTGGTCCCCAAGGGGTTCCGATACGCACCTCCCCGCCACTTCGGCAAGGGGTTCAATCCCAAGCCCCTGTGGTCCTGGTGGCAAGACCTGGAAATCCACTGCTGGGGGGACGCGGACCCCTCTGGATCGAGCGACATCTTTTCCTTTTCGACCGCTACGGAGCTCTCGCGTCAATTCCTGGTGGCCCTGGCCTCGGCTGCAGGTGGACCCGCGCGCGTGCAGCCCGGAGGGGCCGAGTGGGGCCAGAAAACCGACGTGAATCGGCAAGGTCGGGTGCTCATCCTGCGCGCGTCCTTTGAGCGGCACGTCAATCTAGACCCGCCGATCGAGGTCCCGGTCGCAGGTTCGACCACCACGGGCATCGTGATGAGCGTCATCGGGGAGCTGACTTCTCCGGACGACTCCAGCACCGTCACGGAGGCGACTTTCACTGTTCCTTGAGTGTGCCAGGATACTGTGCCAAACTGAGCCGCGAGGTCCGAAATGAGCGCACAGGGCGTCAATCTCACCATCCTTGATGACCAGCTCGGCCAGAGCGTCCCTGGAGCCGGACCCACCATCGTCGTCATCGGCTGTAGCTCCGGCAGTACGGTGGCCAGTTTCGTCCCCTACACCTCGAACAATCCCAGCACCTTCAGCACGAACAGCGGCTACGGACCCGGACCTCGGCTCGCGGCGTTCATGGCGAATCTGACGGGCAACCCCGTGGAGTTCGTCAAGGTTCCTACCGTTACCACTGGGGTGGCTGGCACGGTCTACGCGGCGACGGGCAACACGTCCGCCACTGTGATGACCATCACGGGCAACCCGAATGACGATTACTACCTCGTCGCCAAGTGCACCTTGGCCGGCACCATCGGCACGGGTCCCGTTCAGGTCTCGGTCAGCATCGATGGGGGCGCCACGTTCCCATACATCACCAACATGGGGACGGCGACGACGATCACCACGGGCAGCGCGCTCACTACGTACACGGGCCTGACGCTCAGCTTCACGGCTGCATCGATGGTGCTCAACGACTCGTTCTACAGCGTGTGCGCGGCGCCGCTCTGGAATGATGCCGGGGTGCAGTCGGCCCTGACGGCGTGCGCGGCGCTCAAGTTCCAGGCGTTTCAGGATGTCATGGTCTCGGGCTTGTCGACCGCTTCGGATGCCACGGCTTTCGATGGGTACATGACGACGCTGGCGAACACCAACAAGCGCTTTGCTCGGCTCTTGTGCGCCACGCGCGACATCACGTGGGGCGGATGCTCGACGGAGACCGAAGCGGCGTGGATGACGTCGATTGAGAACGCTTACGCGAACGTGTCGAGCCTACGTGTCGGCGTGTGCGCGGGGCACTACCGGTTCATCGACCCCTTCACCCAGTCGCAGCTTCGTAGCTCGCTCCTCTACGGTGCGGCGAGCCGCGATGCGGACGTGGCGATTCAGATCGACTTGGGGCAGGTCTCGAGCGGTGCGCTCCAAAATCTCGTGCTCCCCACGAGCGCGGACACCTTTGCCAACGGTCAGTTCGTCTACCACGACGAGGACGCGAATCCGGGCCTGAACGCCGCGCGGTTCCTGGCGGCTTGGCAGATCGTGGGGCTGCCGGGCGTCTACATCATGAACCCGAACTTGATGTGTCCCCCTGGTTCGGACTTCAACTGGCTGCAGCATGGGCACGTGATCGACAGCGCGTGCACCATCGCGTACGCGTACTTCATCAACCTGCTGTCTTCGGCTGTCCGGGTAAGCGCAAAGACCGGATACATACTCCCGCAGGACCGAGCGCGCATCCAGGGCGGCTGTCAGATTCAGCTCAACAACAACCTCGTGGACCCTGGCGCCGTGAGTGCGGCTACCGTCATCGTCTCGGGTACGGACAACATCCTGAGCACGGCGACGCTTACCGTGAGCATCCAGGTGGTGCCTCTCGGGTACCTCAAGAGCATCAACGTCACGATCGCGTTTCTCAACCCGGCGCTCGTCGCCGTTCAACAGGCGGCCTAACCGATGCCCGTGACCGAGCTCATTCCGGGTCAGTCCTTCGCGTTCTCGCAGATCGAGACCTACCAGCCGCTCCCCATCGCGGGCATCAAGCGGCTTGCGTACAAGGACAACCTGACCCGCAAGCCGGTGCGCGGAACGCAGTCGGTGCAGATTGGGTTGACGCGAGGCCAGTACGAAGCGAGCGGCGAAATCGAGGTCTACCTGCGAACGGCAGTGCTGACGTTCTTCCTGAACCCCGCACTTCGGATGATTCCATTCCCGCTCACCGTGACCTACGGCCCCAATGGCGACGGGCTTGTCACGGTGGACATCATCCCGCAGGTTTTGATCGGCGACATCGATGCCGACCAGCCGGAAGGAGACGAGGCCCTCACGCGCAAGTTTGAGCTCATCATCCCGAATCAGATTCTCTGGAACGGGATTCCGAGCATCGTCGACAGCGGATTCGGACTGATTGCCATTGCGTAAAGTGACCCGGCGGTGTGACGAGCACCCCGGGTCCGGACCGCACAAGGAGGAATGCGATCGTGGATGAGATTAGCAAGAGACTCGAAGCCGCGCAGGCTGCAAATCCAGGCAAACGACTGTACGTGGTCGATAGCCCCGCGGGAGTGCTGATCCTCGGCCGTCCGAGCCGAGCGAACTACCTGCTATACCTCGCGATGGCCATGAGCGATGACGCCACCGAAAAGGTCAACGCGCGCGAGACCATCCTGAAGGCATGCGCCGTGGACCCTCCCGTCGAGGCGTACGGTGCGCTGCTGGAAGAGTACCCTGGTCTGCCGGGTAACCCGGACGTGCTGGCAGCCATCAGCAAGGCTGCGGGGGTCGCGAAAGACACGCTCGCAAAAAAATAAAGGGCGCTCGGAAGCGTTTCCGGGCCGATAGCTGGTACGCGTCGAGGTGCTACGTGGCCATGTTCCGCGGCGATGACTCGGTGGAGGCCGAGGTAGCGGCTGAACAGCTGCACGAATACCTGCTAAACTCCGTGGCGTGGATGAAGGCAGACGTCAAGGCCCGCAGCCGTAGGAGCAAGTAGCGTGGAAGGCTTCGAGTACGAGACCAAGCTCGAAGACGGGATGAGCGGGCCCGCGCGCGAAGAGGTGCGCGCTCTCAAAGAGCTCGCGGGCGCTGTGGGCGTGACGGCCAAGGAGCTGAAGAAGCTCCAGGACGCCAATAAGCGAGAGTCAGGAGAGTCGCTGGGGCTCGAGACGGCCAAGCACCTCGGACTAGCCTTCACGGGTGCGCAGCTCCTGGCGCGAGGGCTGGAGTCCGTGGGAGAGGCGGCCATTGGGGCCGCGGAGAAGATCGGCGACATCGGTCTCGAGGCCACCAAGTTCGCCATCGAAGCGGCCGAGTTTCGAGACAACACCATCCTGGCTTATGCCGCGGTGCAGGGAACCGCTGAGGAAGGCGAGGCCACATTCAAGCAGCTCGATCGCATCGCGGGCCAGTTCCACATGCCGGCCAAGCAGGCGCACCAACTTGCGCGCGATCTGATGCTTCAGGGGCTCGACGATACGAAGCTCATCGGAGCCAGCATCGAGGCCACCGCGGCCCTGATGCGCACGGGCCAAGTCCAAGGAGCGCAGAAACTCCAGAGCATCATCGAAAAGTCCCTTGCGTCTGGACACTTCGACGCGGGCAAGGGGCTCGCTGGGAGCAAGAAGGGGGCAGCATCGGGTCGAGCGCTCGCTGGACTCGGCGTGCACCTGCCGGAGCTACTGCAGGACTTGGCCAAGCGCACGGGTCAATCCGTGGCGCAAGTACAGGCCCAGCTCAAGGCTGGGAAGATCTCGACCGAAGTAGGCGTGGCCGCGCTGGTCGATGCCATCAACACGGGCATCATTGGTAAAACCGCGGCAGCCAAGTACGACATCCGGGACTTTACGACGGATGCGAGCAATTTCTTCACGCGGATGGTGCAGGAGATCAACCTCAAGCCGCTCGAAGCGTCCTTCAAAGACATCGCCACCGTGCTCGGGTTCGTGGCGAACCGCAAGGACGGCGTGCAGGGCGTGTTTCAGACCATCGTGGACTGGACGGGGAAGGCCATCGAAAGCGCTCTGCTCCTGGGTTTGGACTTTGAGATTGCATTCTTGAAGGTGGAGATCGCCCTCATCCCGGTCGAGAAGGCTTTCGAAAGCATCGAGGATGCGATCAAGGGCGTCATCGACTGGCTCGGGCTGGCTGGTCAGTCGATGATCGAGTTCAGCAAGACCATCCCCGGCGTTGGATCGCTGGTGAAGTCCGGCGAAGCTGCTGCGCCCACGCGGCATCAAATATCATGGGATGAAGCGCTCCTTGCTCCTATCGGTCTCGGGGGCATCATCGAGGGTGCGCGCATCTCGACGGAAAACAGCGCTCGCGACATGGGCCTAGACATGGGCAAGCAGGCCGTTGCGGGTGCTCGAGATGGCGCGGATGCGCACTCGCCGTCCGACGAGATGAAGACGCTAGGCAAGGACATGTCCGATGGCCTGGGGATTGGCTTCTCCGCATCGAGCGTGACGCAATCGATGCGCGGTGGCATCTCCGGAGCGGAAGGCAGCGGAGGCGGGCACTCGTTCTCTTTCAGCATGGGTGACATCCACGCTCCGCACGCCAATAGCCAGGAGGTCGCTTCGCTGGTCGCCTCGCAGGTGGAGGACGCCTTCGAGCGCTTCGCGCTGGAGCTCGGACGATGACACTCTTCGGTGGCAGCTCGAGCCCGTGGAACGTTCCGAGCGCGTGGGACTCGATTCAGATTGGGGGCGTGGTCTACGGCACCGCGGACCCGCCTACGACCACGCTGCAGACGCAAGAAGTGGCCGCTGGCCTCACGATCCAAAACGTGCCGACGACGCAGTTTCTCCCGGTGGGTGGCAAGGTGCGTATCCGTGGAGCCGAGCGATTCTACAAGATCGACATCAAGAACCCGCCCGGGAGCGACGGGTGGGTGATGACCTACCGCGGCATTGAGCCGAAACGGTTTGAGATCGACTTCTTTATCTGGACTCGGGCTCAGTACGACTACTTCACAGGCAGCGTCATCCCGGCCATCTACTACTCGGGTACCAAGAAACAGGTTCAAGCGTTGCAGGTGTTTCACCCGGCGCTATCGGCCGTGAACATCACACAAATCTTCATCAACAGCATCGGGGCCATCGAGCAGATCAGCGATGACCTGATGTTCCGTTGCACCGTCAAGTGCAGCGAGTACCTGAACCCGCCGCCTCTGAACACGACGACGACCCCCCTCGGTGCGAAGGTCACGGCACCTGCGGTCAACCCGGGCGCGCAGCCTCCGAGTGCGGTCAATCAGCGGCTCAACATCATCGCGCGGCTCAAGTTTCAGGCGGCTGCCGGGGGAGCTATTCCGCCGAACTTCTCTGGGCCCATCTGATGGCATTCGCCACGCTTTCCGGCATCGACGTCTACAAGGGCCGCATCACGTGGCCCTATGCGGGCATCTGGCACGCGGACCTCGTGCTCGCGACGGCCACGGACATCGCCGGGCCTCAGGTATTGCTCTTCGCTGGGCAGCCGTGGGTCTGCGCCGTGGTGCGTGCCGTGGACTTCGCCGGGGAGCGCGGAGTGCGTGTGGTGGGTGGTGCGGGAGGGTGGCGCAAAACGATTCCGGCCAAACAATATGGCCAAGGAGTGGTGACGACGCTGCATGTACTGACGGACGCGGCGCTTGCGGCGAAAGAAATCCCGCCCGTGCTGGGGCCACTGGTCCCGCTGACGGTGGGATCGGGCTACTGCCGGCCGAGCGATGCTGCCTCGTACGTGCTCCAAGAGTTTCTTGGCGACGGGTGGTGGGTGGACAGCACCGGGACCGTACAGACGATTCCCAGGCCGCCTACGCCCATCGTGAGCCCGTTCTCCGCGCTCGCCGTCAAGGGCGCCGAGGGTCGCTACGAGATCGGGACCGAAAGCCCGAACGATTGGCTCCCGGGTGCCATGTTCGCGGGCCCCACGGTGAGCGGAACTGTGAACCGGGCGGAACACACCTTGACCCAAAACACACTCCGCACTGAGGTGCTGGTCGGGACTACTGCCACGGACCGATTCCGCGCTTCTCAGGAGGCCATCCTGGCGGGATTCCTGACGTCGCAGGCAGCGTACGCCCGGTGGGAGTATCGCGTCGCTGGCGTGACGCCAGGGCCCCCTGTGACGGTTTCCGGGACGCCCGTCGATCCGGTTCGATGTCCGTTTGGCCCACTGGCCAACATCACGCTCTGGCCGGGCCCTGACGGCGGGTACTCCATTCCCGCACCCGGCAGCTTGGTCCTGGTTGAGTTCCACGATGGGAATGTGGCCAAGCCGGCGGTGTGCGGACTCGATCCCAGCGTACCGGCCACGCTGACCACTTTGGGAGGTGGAACGATTCCGCTGGCTCGTGTGGGAGATACGGTCACCATCAGCATCACCCAGTTTGGAGCCGCGGGCGCTGCCAACGGAGCCGGAGCCGTAACGACCACCGCGCCAATGCAGGGGACCATTACGAGCGGTAGCGCTACAGTGGTGACGTCATGACTCAGCCCAGTAACCCGTGGGGTACGGACCTGTGGATCGGCCCAAACGCGCAAGGCGTGCTGGACCTCGATCCGTCCGGTCGCACGGTTTCGGGACTCGCTGTGCTCGTGCAATCCGTCCTGATGCGTCAGACGACACCCACCGGGAGCCTCATTGGAGCTCCGGACGAGTGCTTCGACATCCGTGGATTTGTGTCATCCGGTATGACGGCCACACAGATTCAGAGCCTCCAGAGCTTAATCCAGAGCCAGCTCCTGCGAGACCAGCGCATCACGTCGGCCAGTGTGCAGGCGTCTTTCAACTTCGCCACGTCCACATTGACCGTTCAGGAGCAGGTCCAATCAGGCCTTGGGCCCTTCACGCTGACGCTCTCGGTCGGTCAGGCCAGTGCGCTTAGCGTCAACGTCCTTTATGCGGGAGGCAGCACGTGACCACGGACCTAAGCACCCTGGTCGTAGCCTCCACGCCGGAGGAGATTCTCACCCTCGAACTGGCGATCTGCACCACCCTGGGCCTGCCCACCACCGCTTGGCAGCCGGTGCAGGCGGTGCCGGCCCTGCTGAACGTCAACGCCACGATTGCCGCGGACTACTCGAGCACGGTCGCCTTCCTAGCCCAGGGTGGATACGCGTCGCTGGCTGCCCTGATGGTGGACGGCAACGGAAATCCCATCACGACATGGATGGATCTGCGCGGCCAAGACCAGTACGGCCTCGTCCGCGTCGCAGCATCATTCGCGGCGGGAGGCGTGCCTCTATCCAACTCCACGGGCAACACGTACCCGTACGCGCCCAACAACCCGCTGCACTTTCAGAATCCCATCAGCGGAGCCACGTACACCAGCACGGGCAGTGGGAACGTGACGCCAGGTCCCAGCACGGTGCAGGTGCAAGCCGACGTCGCGGGCTCGACCAGCACCACGGGTGCGGGCATCACGCTGGTCATGACCACACCGCTCAATGGTGTGACGGTCAATCCGCTGACGTCTTCTCTCGTGGGCACCGACGCCGAGAGCAATGCGGCTTACCTGTCCCGATGCCAGGGGAAACTAGCAAACATCAGTCCGAACGGGGCTGCGCAGGCGTACGCGTATCTCGCGGGCAGCATCCCACAGGGGACTCCCAGCACGGTCTACCCGTACGCTGTTAGTGCGCCCATCACCCGCGTGGGCATCTCGACCGGTGTCGGCACCGGATACGTGCTCGTGACCTGTGCCAATGCGACGGGTGCGCCACCGGCTGGCGATGTGTCCGTGGTCAACGCCGTGATTCAGTCGCAGTGCGTCCCTTTGGGCGTGCTCGCGCAGGTCCAGGGCGCCACGAATTTCACGGTCAACGTGGCGTACACCGTGTTTGTCAAGACTTCGGCAGGGCTCACCACAGCGCAGGTCACGACGAACATCGCGGACGCTCTGGCTAACCTGTTTGCGAGCTTCCCGATCGGCGGATACAACAGCGGCCTGCCGGGAGGTGCGAACTACGTACCGTTGGCCCTGGTGAGCGATGCCATCATGAACGCCAACGCGGGCACCATCGACTGTCTCGTGTCTCTGAACGGAGCGTTGCTCGATCTCGCCCTGTCTCCCATCAACGTGGCCATCCTGAACATCAGCGGCGCTGCGGTGGTGTCGGTGCCTGGATGAGTAGCTCTGGCGCTCCGTGGCCGTTCGTTGACGAGAGCGATGCCATCTCTCCGACGTGGCTCAATGGGCCTGTGGGCAAGGCAATCCGCTTCTCGATGTCGGTACAGTACGATACGCTGGCATCGGCCGCCGAAGCGGCCATCTACGCGGGACTCCCTGGCATAGCTCCTGCCGATGCGCTGCCGTGGGCCTGTGCGGATAGGCAGATCGACCCCGGGCCCAACGAGTCACAACAACACCTCGAGGGGCGCCTAGGACAGTGGCTCACCCGGAGCCAGTTCTACGGCACACCGACGGGAGTTCTGCTCGCGTTGCTGGGCTACACGGACCCAAACTATCCTGTCATCCGAACGGTCAGTTCCTCGTCCGCTGCTGCCTCTACCGTCAGCACCAGCATCTGGAACACGTACTCGAGCGGTACAGACCCGTTCTCTACGGGCCTGTTTCTGCCCACGCCCCCGGTACGTACGCTCGTTTCGCCGGCTAACTGGAATTGGGACGGTAACGGAGACCCGTGGATCGGCGTACCGGGATGGTGGCGCGCGTGGGTCATCATCCAATCTCTCGGGGGCGTGCCGTGGTCCAGCTACACGGCGACCTTTGCCGGTGGCATCCACTTTGGCGACGGGACGGCCATTGGCTGGGCAGGATCGCAGAACGATCGCCAGTCGCTACAGAACCTTACCCACAAGTGGCGGGCCGCGCACAACACGGTGCCCAGCATCATCGTGTCTTACGCTTCCACGCTCTTTGGTCTGTCGTCGTCCTACGGCTCGTCCACCCTGCCCGATGGCCACTACGGGCACTGGAGCAAGATTTCCACGCTGACCGCTCACGTGGGCTACACCTACAGCACCGGGAGCGCGGGCGGTTATCCGAGTGTCTACCTGCCCGCGACATCGACCGTGACCACGACCAGCACCTACAGCGCCTATGTAGCGGCGCGCACCATTGGTCCTGCTAGCTACATCGACGGAGTCCCATGAGCTCGATCTACAATCCCAATGGTGCCGCTCCGACGTACTCGGTGGCTGGACAACAGCTATTCCCGATCGCCTCGAGCACCAACGCCACGCCCATCAAGGTCACGCTGCAAACGCCGACCACGTTTGGCGACCAGGACACTGTCGAGATTCAGGGACACCAGACCAACACCGCAGCCAACGGCGTATGGACCGTCTCGAAGATCGACTCGTCCAACTTCTTTCTCAACGGGTCGATCGGCAACGGCGTGGGCGGCGCAACAGGAACCGCGCAGGACTTCTCGATCTACCCCGTACTGTCGGTTCCTGGAGACGGAGACCTCGTCAACGCGGCGAACGTCAACACGCCCATCGAGGGCAGCGCGAACGCCATCCCGTTTCTGTATCGCCTGACGGGCGCGTACCGGATGATCAACAGCTACTCGGTGCAGTTCGGCAATCAGGCCGTGAGCGTAAACCCGAGCTACGGAGCCATCACGACCGCATCCACCACGTTCGTCAATGCCACGGGCCAGACGGCGCTCCTCTTCGGCGCCGGCTTCAAACCGTGCCTCCAGGTTAACGATCTCCTCCAGTACACGGGCTACTGGCAGTGGGAATCGGGCGCGTCTCACCAGTCGTACACCACGTTGGGATTTCAGAAAAACGGCGGGTCCTACTCTCAGGTGACCAACTGCGCGAGCGCGTTCGGCAACGCGAACTCCGTTTCGACGGCCACCATCGACGGATCGTTTCAGCCCGGATCCGCGAACAGTTTCGACTTCTCGATCATGATCCTCAATATCCCAGGGACCAGCGACACCTTCACATTCTTCGGCGGTGCGTCGCTGCGAGTGAATCACTACCGCCTGAATGGCTAGTCAATCCCCGCGTCCTGCAACTCGGCCACCAGCCTGTCCGCTGCGTTGACAGCATCCTGTACAGCTGCAGCCGCCTGCTTCTGAGCTGGCGTAGGCGAAGGCTCTACCTCTCCCGCGCAGCTACAGAGAACCGCCGTAAGCGTAATGACCGATGTGACGAGCCGGATCGATAATGACATGGACGTCTCCTCCAATTTCGCGCCAGCGACGACAGAACGAGTAATCCTCGCTCAGTAGGTCGCCATCCTTCATGTAGAGCTGAAACAGAGCAACCGTAGGAAAGCCGCGGCCCTCGATGCGGTCAATGAAACCGAGTTCGTTGCGGTAGTGCTCGCACATCTTCTCGAGCACGTGCCGGCGGATGAGCGTGAAGCCGAGGCCCACCTCGCTCACCTTGGCGATGCCGTTATCGTGCTTCTGGTCGAGGATACGCAGGGGCCAGTCCAGGCCATAGCCCTCGAGCTCCGAACCAGTTTGTCGGCCGTGGACGGCCTGCTCTTGCTCGTCGCGCACGTTGTCCGCGATGACATCCCAGTGGATCATCTTGCGCGGGTAAGGGAGCGCGACGACATCCTTTTCGCAGGAGATCATGGCGTGGATCACGTTCATGTCCCGCGGCACGACATCGCTGTCCCACATCAGAAGGTCCGTTGCGTCGGTCTCAAGAAACATGCGCACGATGCGGCTGCGCGCGCGCACCAGGTCCAGGTTCAGCGTGAGATGCCCGCCGATGAGCTGCACATCCGGATGCCGCATGAAACCGCAGAGCGCGTTGTGGTAGCCCCAAGAAACGGTTGCAGAAGACGGCGCTCCATAAACCGGGGTCGCGATGCAAATCTTTCGCGTCACTTGCTCCTCACATTCGCGATGAAGTGCTCGTGAACTCCGGGACCAGGCTGCGGGCGTACGCCGTGCTTAGCCAGTTCGAGGATGAGCTCGTTACGCATCTTGACGGACTCTCCGTCCGTCTTGCCCGCCAGCTCCGCGAGCTTGGCCTGAAGTGCTTCAATCAGTGCTTCAATCAAGGACGGCATTCACGTGCTCCTGTGCGATGAAAATGCATGGCTCCCCATCTTCCCAGACTTGGTCTTCGCAAGCCTTCTCGTTGATGTGCATCGCGTAGTTGATGGTGTCTCCAGGCTCGAAGCCGTGCGGCACCTCGTGCCCGTGGGGACCGATAGCCGGCGGCCCCATCCCCAGCACCTTGCCGAAGTGGCTGGCCTTCGCTCGGATGCCTTGCGAGTGGTCATCCTTGTGTTGGTAGTCGGCACGGTTCGGCATGATGATGCCACCCTTGGATTCCGTCTCGATGATGGGGCGCACGGCTACACGGCCACGCAGGAGGTGGATCTTCACTGGCTTCCCCTGTCTTCGAGCGCGCGGATCATGTCATCCGCATGAAACCCAAGCACATGACGACGGCACGCACGCGCCGTGAGCTCGTAGAATCTGCCTAGGTGCGGAATCATGGTGCTACTCCAGTCGGCAGGACCATCGCCTCGCACGGTCGACAGCGCGGGCCTGCGGTGCGTGTGGTCATCATTCCCGTACGTGCTGGACAGCCCTGTATCGTGGTCGATGATGGTCACCACCGGGTGGTAAACGCGCCGGTGTGTCGACAGGCAGAACATGTCGATCAGCGTATCCTCGCTCACCTGCGTGTACGCGTTGGGCCTCAGACACGTCGCGCGCCACTCGAGGAACTCTTTCAGTACGGCGTGAGGCAGCACGTACCCAACCCCGATGAGGCCATCGCTCGTGGTGTACCAGTGGTGTCCCGCATCACGCAGCATGGCGCACGCATTGTGCACGGACTCGAGGCCGATGACTTGGTCCGGCACCACCTCGAGCATGCGCTTCAGGTGCGACCAGAAGTCACCATCCACGATGACGTCGTCCTGAAGTTGCAGCAAATGCGCGGCCCCGGTCTCGTAGCCCCAGCGCCATAGACGCTCGCTCCAGGACCAATTAGGCTCTCGGTCGGTAAATGGCCTGAATGCGTGGATGTTTTTCTGTTCGTAATATACACCAGATTCGCCCCACCCAAAACCTAGCGCGTGGGCCAGTCGATTCACCGACTTCACTCGCTCCGGTACCCAAGGCGTGTGCGGGATTCCAAGTGCTATCGTCATCACACCACCGCCATCATCGGGGCCTCGTCAGCTCCAAACCAGTACGCCGGTTCGACCATTGCCTCTCCTACACTCCTCGGCAGCTCGCTGTACGTATCCGGATTCCGGTGCCACACGCGACGCCACGAGATGCTCTCCGCGGCGTAGCGAGGGAAGGGCGCCGCATCATGGCTGCGACCGAGCGTGATGCGGTGCTCGATGGGCGCAGGGATGGGGTGCAGGCTGTAGAGACCATGACGCGTGACGAATTCATTGAGGCTAGAATCGTCGTGCATAAAGTCCCTATACCCGTACTCGTCTTTGCCCGTGGGCAGCTTCTGGTACCAGTCCTCGTACCAGGCGACGGCTTTGCGCAATAGGTCCCGCGGCATCACGATACCCGGACCCACGAGCCACGAGTTGGTCTTGTACCAACGGTGGCCATCGTCGAAGAGCTGCGGCGCAGCCGGGTGATTGCTCATCAAACCGATCGGATGGTACGGAGCCGAGTGCACCATGCTCTCGAGCACCGTGAAGAACTGCGGCACGACGGCTAAGTCATCGGACAGTAGCACGCAGTGCGTAACGTCCTGCTCGAGATGCCAGCGCCAAGCCTTCAGAGCCCATAAATGCTTGATGTCCTTCCACGGCTGCCCGCGATAGTCGGTGCTGTGCTCAAAGTACGGGATGCCTTTGCTCAGAGGCGTGAGCGACATCAACATCTCGCGCAGGTTGTCGACGCGCGCTGGAATCCAAGGCGTGTGCGCCACGCTCAAAGAAAACCGAATCACTTAGCCCTCACCAGCGCCCGCACGTTGTCCACGTAGCATCGCATCCGGGTGAGCGGCTGCCACGACTCCCTCAGCGCAGCCGTCAACACCTCGTCCACGTCGAAGTGAAACGCGGCGAACCTATCGAGCCAGTAGTGCATCGGCTGTTCATTGACGTGGTCATGTCCGCCCTGTCCTGGCCTTGCGGCAGTTAGGACGATCGCCTCCGTAGCCCATTGGCAAAGGTTCTGCACAAGCCGATCGGCCATGTACTCGGGCACATGCTCGGCCACCTCGGTGCAGATGACGAGCTCCTTCTTGTGGATGACGTGCACCGGTCGCGTCAAGTCATCCTGCCAGATGTACCGGCGCACGCTGGGATCACTGGCCGCGATCGCGTGCTCGCTCCCATCGAACCCCCACGCGTGCACCTCACGCTCCCGAAGTCGACGGACCATCATGCCAGGCCCGCAGCCCACATCGAGCGCAGAGCGTGGTCGCAGGACGTCCACAATGCCATCGGCAGCGAGCCGGATGTCCTTCTCCTGCTCGGCGTTGTAGGACTCGTAGAAGATCGGATCGTAGATGGCGGATAGATCGCGGCTCACAGGCGCACCGCCCAGCACGGCCAATATCCGTTCTCCTGCATCTGCTTATCCCCACCGCCCAACATCCCGCGCCACACCTCGACACGCTCGAAGCGCTCGGTAACGGCATCTATTACTCCGAAGTCACGCCAAGCCTTGTAGTCGTGCCCGCTGATGATGCCGCCGGGCTTCACCTTGGGGAGCCACGCCGTGATGTCTCGGCTGATGTTCGCGTAGTCGTGCGCGGCATCGAGGAACAGAAAGTCGATCGACTTGTCCTCGTAGCGCGAGGCGGCCACGAGCGAATCGCACTCGTGTACCTTGCCCACGTGCTCGATGACGCGATCGAGATTCTGTAGCGTGCGATGCTTGGTCATCTCGATGTCCACGAGGTCAAGACGGAAGGTATCGAGGCCCGCGTTGATCGCTTCGACGATGAGATACGCCGCACTCTGGCCAGTGTACGCGCCCATTTCCACTGCGAGGTCTCCCGGCTTGAGTTGCGTGGCGATCCACGAGTAGAAGTCGGGAAAAGTAAAATAACCGTCGATTTCTTGCCAGAAATGCTGGAGCGTCATTTTCTCACCCACCAAGTCGGCATGTAGTCCACCTTTTCATGCGTTGCGCTTCGGTTTGCGATGTCATTCTCCGCGTCGATCCGCCGCTGACCATGCACGCTGTCGTCAGGCCACAGCGATCCAGCCCACACATTGAGCCGCGGGAACGCCTCGAGCGCGGCACGCATCACGCCGGGGAAATAGTGGCTGAAGTCGTGCCCAGCGAGGATGCCTCCGGGTTTCACTTTCGGCCACCAGTGCGCGATGTCCTCTCGCACATCGGCTAGCTCGTGCCCTGCATCGAGCATGACGAAGTCGAGCGATTCATCGGCGTACGCCTTGGATGCTTCCACGCTCGAGCATGGCGAGTGGATCATCCCGATCGCATGGGACACAGGCGACAGGTTCGCGCGCAACTGAGCTCGGTTGTCCGAGAGCTCGACGAGGTCGAGTCGCACGCGCTTCGGCCCGTTGGTCAGTAGCTCTGTAGCCAAGTGCGCGGCGCTCTGGCCGTACAGTGCGCCGACCTCCACGCCGTGAAACTCGTGGAAGTTGACCGCGACGTACTCGTAGAAGTGCGCGAACGTAAAGCATCCGTGGATGCCGGCGTAGAAGTGCTCCATCACGTCACCATCCAAGTGACCCAAGCCACCAGCGCCATCGACACGAAGAGGCCGATCGCCCACAGGAGCGTCTGTTGGGGGTGGCTCATCGAACCGAATCTCGGTGATAGTCGCAGTCCCGGGCCATGATGCCGCACGGGCACTCGTTCGGGTACTTGGCGAACTTGACGGACACCTCGAACGTAGGCGCGTAGCCAACTGCCCGCGCCGTGATCAGACCATCATCGGGCACGCTTACGACTTTCAGCTGCACCGATTCGCTTCCAAGGTTGTCCAGTTGCTCTTCCAGCAACCGAAGCGCCTCTGCGGTCGCCTCTTCCAGCGTCCGAGATCTTGCAGCCGCAACCGACATCGGGAGCTCGATAGTCGTTTCCGGCGTGGTGGCCACGTACATGACGCCACGCTCAACGGAGCCGCCGTTGAAATAGCCGATCATTGGCCTTGTACCGGCCGAATCGTCGAACGAGACAGTTCCGTCATCCACTAGATACACGGGGATACGAGTCATCTCACGCCTCCCTCTTGGTGCCTTCCGGCTTGTTGCGCAGGTACGTGTTGAGCACGCGCCGAACAACATCACTGCGGCTAATCCCCTCCAACTCCCCCTCTCTCCTCAATTCCTCACACATACCCCTACTCACCCATACGTTGAGCTGCACTCGGTCCTCTCGATGGCTCATGAGCTCGTAGATACCAT